GCCGGCTCGGTGGCGCTGTCGCGCCCCCTGATGGTGAGCATCATCCGGTCGGGACCCATCGTATCTTTGCGGGCCGTCTCGAAATGATAGTAGTCGACCCAGCCCTCGGCGTCTGTTTCGCCGCTCGCCGCTACGCAGCGGAACTCCAACGGAAATCCCGCCTCGGCGTCTTCGCCGCCTTCGCCGCCCGTCTCATCCTCGACCACCTCGACGGCTTCGCCGTCGGGCTCAGTGCCGACATCCTCTGCATCGACCTCAAGGGCCTCGGACTCGCCTTTCTTTTTCCGCGCCATACCTCGCTCCGCTCGGCTAGAGTTTACGGAAACCTTCTCGGACTTCACCTGGCTCCCGCGCGTTCCGTGCGCCGCGAAGCGCATGTCCGATAGCCCGGCGTTGCCGCCGGCCATGATCCATGGCGCGGCCATGCCGGCCCTTGTCCATGCGGATCTCCGCAGCGCGGGTCAGCGTGTGGAAGTCCGACTCGGCTTGGTAGTCGTCGGCGTCCTTCACGGCGCCAACTCGGTCTGCTCGCCGTCGGTCGCCTGCTTGTATACCGTGATCCGATGGTCGTCGTTCACCCAGACGTCGTATGTCGCGCCGGGCGCGACGACGGTCTGTACGGCTTCGCCGTACTGCGTCTCCACGACAAGGGCTTCGCCGGCCGTGCTGTCTTGCTCATTGGAGATGATTACATGGACACTCATGGCTCGCTCCGCTCGCTATGGGAGGTTTTGCAGTGCGGACTTACGTCCGCGCTTGTTGATCCGCAGCGTCGGGCCTATACCAGGCATCTTACGATGCCCCTGCGCGACATGCTGCTGTGTCGCCCCAGTGTATCGGTGCAACCCTCCAAGGATGTTCCCCGCCTCGAGGCGTTCGCCTGCGGGCGCCGCATGGGCTGGGTCGAAGTTCCCAACTTTTGCCATGCTGTTAACCTCCCGTCGTTTGGAGACCCGTAAGAGGTTGAATTTCCTGATTGACGCCCGCCATCGCCGCGACCGGGCTCCCTGGAGGTGCCCCAAGGAACGGGCCTTGCGGCCCAGGTGCGGCTGCGCCGGTTCCTGCCGGACCGAGGCCCCCCTGGCCATCCTGCGCGCCTGCACCTGGCTGCCCACCCTGACCACCCGCCGTCAGTTGGGCAAATAGCATAATCTGCCTGACAACATCCGGAAGCGCCGCCTGCTGCTCCGGCGTCGTCGCTATGTCGTCGGGATTGATGTTGAGTTGCTTCATGAGGATCTTTAGGACCTTCCTTGGATCGTATTGGGTCATGAAGCTCTGCATGAGGACCGGATTCTGGCTGACCGCTTGGAAGAACGCCATCAGCTTTTGGAAATCCTGCGCCGCCGCAAGGGTAGCCGAGAGGCCCGTCACCCGGAAGCTGCAACATCCCTCAAACAGTGCATAGCGTTCCGCCTCTGAAAGGGACATCATGAGGACGGCGGCCTTCTGGCCGATGGCGTTCACCACCTCGGAGTTTCCAAGGTCGTCGAAATGTTGCAGGATGGTAAGCCACGCCTTCCGAAGGCAGGGCTCCATGATGCCGCTTTCCAGGTCGAGGGTGATCGCCTGGAGTGTCATGTTTTGGCTTTGCTGCGCCTGGAGGATCTCGGTTGCTTTCACCTGTCTCTGTGGCAGGCTTCCAAGCTTTATGTCGTTGGTCATCGCGGCTTGCGTAAACTCCCGGTCCAGCATCTCGAAGATCGCCATACCATCCTGCGGAACATTAGACTCGCTAACCGATTCAAGCACTTTGACTCCCTCCGGGAGCGTGTCTTTTACATGGAGGGTTACTCCCTGCGGTACCCCATCTGCAATCTGGGTGGGGTCTACCAGGTGGTTCACACGAAGCTGCTTAATGCCCCACACGGCGGCTATGCCGCCATCGAGCATGAGGTTAAACATCTCGTTCAGAGCGAAGTTCAGCGCGCTGGCGCTGTCATACAGGGCCTTATGCCATACGCTATGAGGCACCCGTATCAGGGGCTCTGCAACAAACGGCGATTCGCCGTGCCAAAGGGGGTTTTCGACAGGCCTCCTTATAAGCTTATGCTTGTTTGCCAGCGTGGCAAGCATGTTCTCCCCGACTACGGAACCATCGTCCCCGATGATCGTGCCCCAGAACTCCATAAGCGTGACGCGCTTGCGCCGCCCGCCGCCGGGGGTCCAATTCTGGCCGCGTTGCTGCGGGGTTCTGTTTTCCTGGATGCCAATAGGCCGAGGTGTGTCCTCACGAGCGAGGGAGCGCACGGCGTCTTCGTCGTACACGCCCTGCTTTGCCATCTCCAGCACATCGACGTAATCCCGTTCCACTACGTGGATTTCGTAGAGGCCGCGCCCCGTCGGGTCCGGGTAATAATCTTCGTTCTTGATCAGGTCAATGCAAAGATGCCAACGGCTGGCGCTGTCGCGCCGGAGGGTATGCCCACCCGGGCGCTGCGCGCCCGATGGGAAGTCCACCACATTCTCGCCGCGCTCGACGCTGTACTTGTTATACTTTACGTCGCGGCCGTACACTTTAAGGACGATCAGGCTCTCGAGGAGGCCCGACTTGGCGGCGTCTGAAAGCGTGGTCTCGAAATCCTTAAACTTCACGGGTCCGTTCGGCAACCGTTTCAGGTAGCACTCCATCAGGCCCCTGATTTGATTCTCCGTGATGTAGGGCTTCGCCTCCGGCGAAACAGTCACCTGGAACCAATCCCCAAACCCGATGAGGCTTTGCTTTATGAAGCCGGCGAACTGCTCGGCCGACGTGGCCACCTTCGGGAGAAATTCCGTGCTCTGGCCCTTCTGCTTATACGACCAATCCTGGAGGCCCATATAAGCGTCCCTGTTAAGGGAGTTCTTCCTCATGCGATCATATCGGGCTCTTTCAGCCTCATGATAACACTCAAGGATCCATTGGACCACCTCGTGGTCGCGCGCGGCGCGATCCGCTGCCGCGGACGCCTGCTGACCCTCCGGGCCCTTGTCGGGTTCCGAGGAGTCAGCAGGGCCTCCACTGCTCCCTTCAGCCAGGGCGTCGCCGAATGTCAATCGCTTGCGGCGTGCCATACTGCGGTCCCTTCGCTGCGCTCAGGGCAGGAGAGCGGCTGCTTTGTTGAACACAGGAAGTACATACGCCAATCGGCCTTTCCCATGCAAGGAGTGTTTCGTAACACACTCGGCATGTCACGGTATCTTCCATAGTGCATGATACCACGGACTGGTTAACAAATGATTAATGGGGCGCGCAGCGCCCAGGTGCATTCAAATTTTGAATACGAGGCCTAGCGGCCTCGTCGCTTGCGGCTTTGTCCCGTTTGCGAAAGGGCAATCGCGATCGCCTGCTTTCTGCTCTTGACCTTCGGTCCGGTCTTGCTCCCCGAGTGCAGCATGCCCTCGCCGAACTCCTCCATGACGCTCTTTACTTTGGCTTTCTTCCCAGCCTTGGTCTTTGGTATCTTGTGTGGCATCACAGTCTCCCGGTGGGCCTTCGGCATGGGCGGCTAGCGCCGCCCACGGCTAGCGCCGCCCACGGCTAGCGCCGCCCATAAACGGGTTGCTTCATCACCACGCTTTGCGTGGTGCTCTCGCGGCCAATGAGCTGGACTGGCTCTTCGTAGTGAATCCAATAGCCCAACGCATCGCTGAAGTGAGTGCGCTTCGCGTAGGGGTCCTTGAGGTTGTACACCTTCTTGATTCCGCCCCTCGCGTCGCGCAGTACCTGCTCCATGTCCGCGATCGTTTCCACGCAGCGGGGGTCCACCTCGAGGCGGATTTCCGCGTCCTCGTCCCGGCATACGCGGTTCACTGCGTTGATCCGGTCCGGAATCGGCGGATTGCTTTCTGGCACCTTCAAGAGGACCGGCACGCCATACTGCCGCATAGCGTTCAGGATTAGGGTATAATCCGACTTGCCGGTTTGCCTCGATCGGCCGCGGCTCGTGGCGTCGCCGAAGATCCACACTTCGGCCTGGTGCCTCGGATGCGCCTGGTAAAACAGATCCACCATTTCGCTGATGGCGGCGCCCGACTCAATGACCAATTCACGATGGAGGCGGAAAAGCGTCTTCCCGCTCGCTAAACGCTCGCGCTGCCCAATGAGGGAGACCATCGGCTCCACGTTGAAGTCCCACATCCACGCGATGGGCCGCCGCGGCACGATTTCCGGCTGGAGGCGGACATTCAAGAGCCGCTGGAACGCCGGATACGCTCGCGCTCCCGCGAGGCCAGGGAGCCATTCACCATTAAGGCGAATCCTTCGCTCCGTGGAACCCTCCGGGTACAGGGCTTCGAGCTTTTCAATTTCACTGATTGGTATTGCCGGATTGTCGTAAATTGAGGCGCCATAAAGGCCGATGTTCCGAAGCGTGCCATCGAGGTAGGGTTGAATGATCTTTCCGAACATCCAAGAAACGCCACCCACCTGCCCGACGGGAGGTAACAGAGTAGCAGTTCCGATCTTGCGGAGGCGGCGGCCGCCCACGCGGATGCTTATTTCGTTGTAGATGTCCTCCGGGTGCTCCTCGTCCATGTGGACCCAATCCTTCTCCGCCCCTTGATACTTGAGGCGCCCTGTTTCGACGGATTTGAATCCAATTATGGAGCCGTTCTTAAGCTTAAGAATTTGGTCGCTTACCCTCCACTCCTCGATCTCCCTTGTGGGAATAAAGGGCGGGTGCGTCGTGCCGGGCGGTACAAACCCGTTATCGAAATACTTCGGCTGGATGATGTCTCTCGATGTCGGGAAATCCAAGGCGGAGACCCAGCCATTCGTTGCCCGATCGCGCACCTGCACGGCGGAGCCGGCGGCTCCGACCCACGGGACATCCGGGCCGAGGTCGCCAAACCTGGCGAGCATGGCGCCGCAGAAGGCGCCCGCGTCCGACTTCCCGGCCCGGTTCGCCGCTATGAGCCAATTCTCGTCCTGGGACGGGACAGACAACCCGGGGCGCGTGCCGCGCTGGCCGAGCACGGCCTCGATGAAGGCCGCCTGTTTGGCGTGCGGCGAGAAGGTCAGGAGGGGATCGTCCGCCCGGCGGCGCGCCAACTCCTCCAGGAGGGTAAGCTCCTCTCGTTGGAGACTTCGCAGCGAGCGTTCCATTACACATCTCCTGGGCCGTTAGGCCCAAGGCTTCGAAGAGAACGTTCCATGGGTCAACTAACCCGGTGCGCAGGACGACCAACCCCAGGACGACCAACCCGGTGCGCCTTCGGCGCGGTGACCAGGCGGCGTTCAAAATTTGAATCCCTCTTGGCCTGCTGCGCAGCAGCAGCGGCAGACAAGTTACAAACCATTTGACCTTCAAATTCGGGGGAGGAGAAAGGTACACGCTCACTGACGTTCGCATGTACCCAGACCGGCGCGCCCGCGCGCGGCGCGGCATGCACCGCAGGGGTGCATCCATCGTGGATACCCCTTCGAGGTGCGACGTTATGCCACATGGTTGACAACAACTCGCTCTGTATACTGGGTGCGCCGCGGACGAGATTCCCCCGCGGTCGGGGTGGCCCGTCGGGGCCATCTTGGCTCTTTCTCATCGTGAAGCCCGTCCCCATGTGCGCGTCCCGCGCACATGCGGCGGGCATTTGGAGTTGACGAACATGGAAAACGTGAAAGTTTCCGCAAAGGTTAAGAAGCTTCCCAACCGGAAGCCGCTCGAGATCACTGTCGCGCTCCCCGTGGATTTGGCGGAGGCGCGGCGCGTGTGGGGTGATGTCCCGGTGTTCGATCAGATGATGAACAGCGTCATCATCGCCATTCAGGCTCGGATGCGGGGTTACATGGCCCTCGGATCGAGCCTGAGGCCGGATACCAAACCCATGAGCGACGCGGACATCGCGGCGAAGTTCCGGGATTGGAAGCCGGGCGAGGGCCGGAAGCCCGCGGACCCCGTGAAGCGTATCAATGCGGTTCACGCCACATTGCGGCGCATGACGGAGACCGAGCGGGCGGCCGCGGGTTTCGCGGGGTGGAAAGACCCCGGTGTGACCCTCGTGCAGGCGAGAACGCCCGCGGCGAAGAAGTCCGAGGCGAAGGGCAACGGACCTCGGGTAAAGTTTGGACCTCGGGTAAAGTAACCGGGGCGGGTGGAGGGACGCGAGTCCCTCCATTCCCCATGTGGAGTACCAAACAATGCGTGACGATTTCCATCGGGCGTGCCGCGCCATCATCGCGGGATACGCCAATCCGTACGCCCGGGCGTACGCAACGGCCGGACTGGCCATGATGGGCAACGAAGCCATCCGGGTCCAAGCCCTATACATCCTGGGCAACCTCAACGGGTGGCGCGGCGATGTGGCCCGCGCCACGAAACGAGACCTGCGGCGCATCGCGGGCCTCCCCAATCGGCGCGGCTGACACCGCGCATCTCACTCACTAGGGGCACCTTAGGGTGCCCCTTTTTCTTGCGGCTGTGCCGCAGATTCGTTCAAATTTTGAATGCTAGATGGCGGCTGCACCGCAGGTGGCGGCTGCGTCGCAGATGGCAATTGTTCAATTGTCAGCGGCGCGCCACCATCCAAAACCGCGGAACGCACGCGCGCCAAGCGCGCCAAGATCTCGGCATCCCCTAGATGTTCCACCGTGATGTGTTGACGCACATCAAGATGTTCCGTGTACCCTGTGAGGCCGGCGAAGACTTTCGTCGCCAAAGCCCACCGCGCGGGGTCTTTGGCCGCCCACTCTACGAGCTGCTCTAAAGAGGGCCGCGCTTGTAGAAGCTGCTCTAAGACATCGCCGAAGGGGGCTCGCGAAAGCTGCTCGACGTGGGAGCGTAGCTCGTGCCGCGCTACTCTGTTGTGGTCCCTAGTAAAACGATACATTCTTGCGACGCTGCTCAAGACGTCTGCTCCTCATTCTTTGTTGGGCTGCTCTATAAAGCTGCTCATCCCTTGAAGTGTATTGCTCCTGTTGCGCTTGCTTAGTGAGCTGCTCCTCAAGGTATTGATCCAACAGGTTGGTCGTGGTTATATACCTATTTCCTGCTCTAAGGATTGGCAACTCCATACTATACACCGAATAGATGGACACTCCCAAATAAGAAGCGATTCTACGGGCGCTGTATAGAATTCTGCTCGACATCTTTCTGCTCAATTAGAATGGCGGTGATCGCCTTATTGTTCAGGTCAAGCGCGCGCCTGAAAGGCGCAGGTAGATTGCCACGTAATACCTCACAGGGATTCCAGGTCAATGGGCCAAACCATTGCTTCTTATGGCGCAAATAGATTTCGCGCATTTTCTCTACTCCATACCAGATGATTACACACAACATCTAACAATTGCCTAATCTTCAGGCACTGTATGTTTGTATGTGTGTATGGGGAGGGGGGGTCTGTGCTTGTGGAACGGCCATTTTGCCCGCGCCCACAAAGAAGGCTTATAATAGCAGTTAGACAAGTATACTAGGTTGTGAGTTATATATTGCTATATGGCATATCATATGCTATCAATGGTGTATTATAAACAGAGGTGATCCCATGGAAGACCTTTCTATGTGGTGCAAGACGTGCCGTATGTGCAACGAAGTAAAGCCTTTCACGGAGTTCTACAAGCATCCGAAGACAGCAGATGGAGTGCAGTCTTATTGTAAGCTGTGCATGAGAAGGTACTATAAGGATAAGTACAAGACAGACTCGGACTTCAAGCTGGCTGCAAACGAACGCGTGAGGACGTGGCGCCGCCGGAACATCGCTACAGATCCACGCTGGCGTCTCTTGCAGTCAATACGTATCAACGCACCTAGGCGTGGGCTCGAGGTTTCTATAGAGCAGGATGATTTGTACATCCCTCGATTCTGCCCTTACCTAGAGATTCCCATATACTTTGATGGTCCACGCGAGATGTGGCCGTCTGTGGATCGTATGGACAACACCAAAGGCTATGTGCCTGGGAACGTCGAGGTTATATCGTACAAGGCGAATCTTATGAAGAGTGATACGCCAAATAGTATGTTGG